CTGCTTATAAAGGTCAACTTCCTCATCATGATGAAGCTTGAAAGCCTTTATATTGTGCTCAGATGCATCATTCTCTTTCATCAGATCAATCCGGTACTGGCGTGACCAGTGAAGATTTTCAAGGCCACGAGCTATAATAAATAGTCCGATAGTCTGGGCAAATTGTACAATTTTTACACTGGTGCGTACAGAGCCCATAAAGTAAAAGGTGCGGCAAGTGACATAGCCAAAAATAAACATCAAAAGGTGAAGAAGCCACTGCTCGTTCATTATCATACCCCTAAATAAATAACCACCGGGGAAAGCCCAGTGGTTATATTATAACTGCTCGTAAGACTTATGTCAACAATTATTTTGTTTTCCCAACGAGTCTCTTGAAAATGCGCTCGGTAAGCTCCTCGGTCATCTGAGACTTGCGGTTCTCTTGTACGAGGCGTGCGGCTACTCGGGCAGCAACCTTATCAACGATTTGCTCCTGCATCGGCAACTCCTCAACATCCTCTACTTCTGCGCCCACATCAACGTCAGCAACAGGCTCGGCTTCAGGACCATCTAGTGCAACATCACCCCCTTCGGCGTCCTCAGCCTCTGCGTCAGCGCCAAGATCAACAACGCTGTCCACTTCTTCGCCCGTAACCTCTTCTAGGGCCGTCTCAAGGGCAGCCATGAAGTCATCAACGGAAATCATCATACCCTCTCCAGCCATGGCGTCATCGGCCATGTCGTCCATAGCAGCATCATCTGCAGCAAGGTCGTCATCGGCGGCGCCAAGATCGGCCTCAAGGTCGTCAATCTCACCACCCTCGCGATCAGCTTTAGAGTCCATGTCTGAAAGCTCGTCCTCAAGTGCGTCTTCTTCCCGATTACCGGGATATAGCCCCTCAAGTCTTTCGTTGCCAACGGGGCCCATGTTAGCAAGTTTCATAAAGCGGCGGATTTCGCCCTCTGTTAAAAGTGTCTTACGAGCCATTATATTTCTCCTTTAAATAAAAACTCATCTGTAATTAGTGCTGCATTTAGGTAAATACCTTAAAAAGTTATGCCTTTGTTGATGCAGCGTTTCTTAATCTTAATTAGTGCTTGGGACTCGATCTGCTTTACTCTCGCAAAAGAAATCCCTAAACGCTCTGCAACTTCCCGTAAAGTCATCTTTCCGTGTTCATAAATAGCGACCAAAGTGCAGTTCCGGTCCGCTGGGAAGTTTATCCAATACTTGCATTCTTTTTCGTTGCAATTCTTTTCTTTTCTCATGCACTCCCGGGAGCACTCCCGTAGTCCATCGTAATTTCTCATAGGTCTGGACCCTCCTGTTCGATTAAATCGAAGATGTTTTCAACGTCATCTTCGGAAAGTCCAAAATCTCGGATTTTTTGGGCGCCGATTTTTTCGAGTTTTTCAGATTTTGCCCTTTTATCTTTTGATTTGAAAGAAATATCATTTGCATACTCCATGATGCGAGGGTCGTCGTTGATGAGCCCACTTACAACGTGCCTAAAGAAGGCTGCCTGCGTAATACGAAGGTATTTGAGCTTAAGTACAAACTGGGCGTGGCGGTGGTCGTTCTCGGTGAAGACTATGCGCTTAGTCATCTGGCCATATTCTTCCTTTGACATGTTACCACTTCCTGCCAACAATGTGTGTGTGTCCCTCGGACAACCCAGAGGATGTTTGGGTAACGAACTCAGCCCGTGCATGCAGGTTTGCCAAGTCCTCGGCCCCAGAGTAACTAAACCCAGAGCGAATGCCCCTCTCTAAGTCCTCTAAAATCAACCCAACAGGACCTCGGTAAGGAATGCGCGTCGCTACCCCCTCGTGGGAGTTGTAACGCCCTCGCCATTCTACCTGTGCTTCCTTGCTGGCCATTCCACGATAAGACTTCCACCGGCTTCCGTCAATGTCTTGATACATGGCGCCCGGGGCTTCATCAGTTCCAGCCAACAAAGAGCCACACATCACAGCGTCTGCGCCGGCTGCAAGAGCCTTCACAATGTCGCCGCTCGTGCGGATTCCGCCGTCGGCTATGATTTTAATGTCTCTATCGGTACGTGCGCAGTCCATGATAGTCTGCAGTCCGGGTAGGCCATGGCCTGTCTGTATTCGGGTTGAACAAATAGAGCCTCCTCCTATATTACACCGCACAGAGTCAGCACCCCAATCCGCCAAGTCATTGATGGCCGCGAGGGTGGCAACATTGCCAGCCATGATATGGAAGTGCTCACCCAGCACCTTGCGCAACGCATATAAAGCCTTCTTCATTAGTATATGATGGCCATGGGCAACGTCCACACAAACAAACCTTACATGTTGAGTACGAAGTGCCTGCGCTCTCTCAAGATAGTCGCCCGAAACTCCCACGGCTGCGCCAATGTTTACCTGATAGTAATTGTCGCTGCACATGGTCTTAGTAACATTGACTTGCTTCACTTGTTCTTCTATAGTGTTGTATCTGTGGATGACTGCTGCGCCTCCGGCACGATGCATGGCGATAGCCATACAAGATTCCGATACTGTGTCCATAGGAGAGGCCAAGATAGGCAGTGTCAAATCGAGGCCGCTGCCAAGCTCGGTGCCTATGTTGATGTCCGACCTAGATTCGATCTCGGAGTATTGAGGCACCAACAAGACATCATCATATGATAATCCCTTTCTAGTCATCCTTCTTCGCTGACCTCGTGGTTTTCTTCTTTCTCTCTGTTGTCTTCTTTCGGCCCGGAGGTGAATTGCGATAGTCGCTAGAGCGTTTCATTAGCTCGTCTTCTGTAATCGGAGGGCCTTCGGGCGCCGGGGTGGGCGCCGCTGCAGCCGGTGCTGGTGCTGGTGCAGGCTTGGGTTGTGGCTTCTTCCCGAAGTACTGCTCCAAAGTGATCATCGCCCCTTCATACTCAGCCAATTGACGTGAATGTTTACAAATCTCATCTACTAGACTCGAATGATCGGGGACCATTGTTGGGTTCCTCAACAACACATCAATAAGTGCCAAGGATTCTACTGCTTTCGCCTGTAAAGCTGCACGAGCAGCGGTATAAAGTTTGATATTCACTGTGACTTTCTCCTTTGTTCGTCAATAAACTTTCTAATGTCTGAGACTTCGTACCAAGTATCATCATTCGGCTCCTCGGGCTCAGACATGAGCCGAATGCGTGGGTTGGAGCCAGTCTTCATAAAACAAATGGTTGGCACCCCCCTAAAATTTAGGATGTTTTCAATCTCAGGGTAATCTTCCACATTAAATGCGTAGAAAAACACCTCTTCATCAAACTCATCCGCTAGATCTTCATAAGCTTCCTTTAAAGAATGGCAATAGTGACAGCCATTACTATAGAACTTAACTGCAACTGCAGCATCTTCCTTTACTTTTCCTGAAAGGATGATCTGCAGTGCCTTCTTACTCAGTCTTTCTGCCATCGTCAACCTCCTTCGTGGAACCAACGTAGGTTCTCTTTACCTCTTCGGTATCCATGCCCATCGACTTTAACACGCGGGCAACCTCTTCTGTAATGTCATCCGAATCTGACACCTCCCACACATCATGCATTTGTGTTTGAGTCAGTGGAATCCTGTTCGGTTTCTTTGTTGTGCTCATAGTTTTTAATTACCTCTTTAGTTTTTTCAATACACTCGGGGCAGAAGAGGCGAACGACCTCTTGCTTTACCACCACGTTCCATGAGAATACCATATCCTTGTTCTTCTTGTCAAATGGTTTTTGACAAGCGGTACATTGCTCTGGTAGTTTCCCAAACATGTGGACCTGATCTGCCATGGCTTGTTCTGCATCGCCTCTCCTGCGTTTGCGGTCGGCCTCTCTTCTTTGCTTCCGGTTCATCTAACGTTCAATACCTCAAGGCGCGGCATCTCTCCGGCCTTATTGTCTTTCTTGAACACGATAACTGCAGACGGGAAGGGTGCGCTGTTCTCGCCATTGCCAAACTTTAGCCTGCCTTTCACAAAAAAGATTGTGTGAGCCTTCATAACATAATCATGCCAATAGCGCGTGTCCGTGCGCGCTGGAATCAGCGCCACTACAACGGTATCGTCCTTCTGACCTTCTTCATAAGCTTTCTTGATCCAATCCTTAATCACTCTCCCGTAAGGGGGATTCATAAATACTACGTTGCTTGACCAATCCTGCTTGAGGCCGTCATCCGCTTCCGTGAAGCGATTCTTTACCTTATAGTTAGAGTCATTAGAACATGGGTCCAACGTGAAAGGGCCGAACTTCTCATCCAGTTGATCAAAGAAGTGCTGTGGTGTGGCCCACTCCAGAGACTTTGAACTAAACATTGTTTGCTGTGTTTTCTTATCCATTATAAATCCCTATCGTTAAGTTTTACTAGTTTCTCAACTGCATCTCCGAAATTCTCAAAGCATCTTTCGGCAGGCTCATCCATTGGAATCGCATGGTCGATCATGTGTACCCCCTCAATGCAATGATGCTCTTTCCCGTTGATTAAAAACCAAAGCTCTGCATTCATGCGCATTCCTCCGGGGAATGGCGCCCCCCAATCGAGACTATGTTTACCTACCCCAACATCATGACCGGTGACCAAGCGTACACCTTCAATCCGTCCGACTTTAGCGTATCCACAATTAATATCGTAATAAATTGCCATCTTATTAATATAATGCTGGTGCGCTTGTTGGGTCAGTGTGTCTTGGATGTTCTTTAAAATTTCTTCATCTAAGTTATGAGTCATTCTATTGCGAAGACCGTCGAAGTTTGTAGTACCAAAATGCGTGATGTTCTCATAATACCACTCTCCATGAGTTTCATCACTGCCAGTCTCATCGAAAAATGCGCACATTTCTTCTTCGCCGACGTTCGGAAATTCTATTTTATTGTCCATCCGTGCTCCCCAAGGCGCCTTCGCCTCTGTTGCTAATTGTCATCGGATAATCGTATAGGCTTCCGTTCACCTCTGCCGGTCGAAAATGTACGACAGGGATAAGAACCACCTGTGCGATTTTGTCCCCGGGATGTACGTACTGTGGTGTGCTACCGACGTTGTGAAGGTTGATGAAGACCTCCCCTTCGTAGCCTGAATCAATCACGCACGCACCCACAAGCAAGCTCTTCTTGGCTGCGTTGCCAGACCGGTTCTTGACCTCCAGCATGTACCCATGCGGCACACCAAACTTGAGCCCAGTTGGCAGAATAACTGACTCGCGAGGGGCCACATACTTCCCCGGTAGAGTCTCCGTTCCGACCGGCGAATAGAAAACATCTAGCCCGGCATCTGATGGGTTGGCCCTTTGGGGCGTGTGCGCTCCCTCGTGCGTCTTTTGGTATTCAAGAATCATTGTTCTTCACCCTCCTTCGGCTCACCACCGGACAGCATATTAAAGTGCTGAGTGATCTCGTCGATGTCAAACTTACCTTGAACAAGACGATACGCCTTTACAGCGGCGCGCTGTTCATCTGTATTGAGCCATGAATTCTCCTTGAACTCTTTGCGCAAATCGCGCTTCTGTTCCTTGTATGGTTCCATGGCATCTTCAATTGCCCTAAGTGAACGAATAAACTCTTTCACATAGCGCTGCTTCTCTTCATGTGTATTGGCCATTAAGCCCTCCTGTATTCTTTATTATATTAACAAACGCGAAAGCGAATGTCAATGGTTTTTTATAAAATTGTTTCGCCGAACACCTGATAAATAAACTGCTTGATCAAGTTATCTTTGTCTACGATGTTATCTCGCTCAGCAAACATGTAATTATAGCTTCTCATTTGTGTGGTGATAAGCCTTTCTAGTACCTCTATCTCTCTCTTCATCCACTTTATCTGTTGTTTGTAGTTCTTGGGTAGCGGCACCTTAAGCTTCTCGGCATAATCTATCAGCAAAAAATATTGTTGTTCTTCAAGAGCCGTGCTAGCCTTGGTGAACATTGCTGTGTATTCTTTCTTCTCTTCGTCAGTGAGCTTGGGATCGTTGGCAACCTTGTCAGGGTGCAACTTTTGTGCCAGCTTTTTAAAAAGCTTTGCGAAGACCTCGTGGACCTCCCTCTCTTCAGAGGTAGTTGTCGGAGATTCGACGTCCTCTTCTGGGTTTGGCGGCGGAGCATCTGGATCTCCATCATACACAACCATGTCTGTGCTGCCATCATATTCTGCTGTCTCTCTTTTGGCGGCATTGCTGAGATGTTCAGCATGTTCTGCAAACGCCCTGTCTCGGTGTTGTGCTGATTCTCGATTAAGCTCATCGATATCCACTCTGTGTCTTTTACAAAAGTCCTCATAATGCGCCTGAAATGCAGGGCCCATTTCTTCGTTGATCTGCTGTACGATTCCTAACTCCTCGTGCATGTAACGCAACTGGTTTACAATCTTTCGCCATCGCAGCTTTTGTGAAGCAGACACACCAATTACCTCCGTGCAATAACTATGACTTACTTGAAGTCAAACTTAACTTGGGCAGTAATTTTTAATGTGGGGGTGTGATCGTGGTTGGCAAGATTGTGGCGGCGGGCCTCGTGGATGTCCAGAAACCAATCAGCGTGGCCTTTCTGGTGAACAATGTCCAAGAAATAATCCTTGTGATGGCCGCAGTTTTCAGCCATCATCTGATACACCTTCTTGTTAAGGCGTTCAGTTTCACCGGCGTCCGCTTTAATCTCTTCAACCTTTCCCCACCCCATAGAACTTACATCGTGGATCATTAAGGTCGCGTCAGGATCCATGTAGCGATGGCCGTCTGCTCCAAAGCTAAACAGCACAGCACCACAAGACATTGCTTTGCCCTGCACTATCGTAGCTACGGGAATGTTGGAGTGCTTGATGTCTGAAATCATAGACATCAGACTATACACTTGACCCCCGTAACTATCGATAATAACTGGTACAATCGGTTGCCCAGTGTTCTGGGCTTTGCTCATCTTAGTACAAAACTCGTTAGCCATAGATTCATCAAACTTTCTCACTCGGATGACCACCGGAAGGTCGTCGATTAGCTCCTTGTCCTTCAGAAGCGGACTAAAGAATTTCATAACTTTCATGTTGTTTACCCCAATTGCTTAAACGTTTTCCCCACAGCATATGTCGAGAAGCCCCACTGCTCATCATATTTCAGACGCGCCATGTATGGCCGGTTTAAGTATATACGATCCTTCTCGGGTTTAATACCCCAACATCTGATCTTTGTTGTCTGATTGTTGGAATCAATAACCTCAACGATCCAGTAAAGCTTACCGTTCTTCGTCTTCTTTGGGACAATCTTGCGTGGAATAAACCAGCACAAGAAAAGATCCGGATCAAATTCAGAGATTGGTGGCACTCCCTTCTCCTGTAGTCGCTCTACAGTCGCCGGCTTGATAACAAGGTTAAGTGGGAACACGCCAGTTAAGTCAGACTTGAACTGAATGATCTCTTCCTCGCTGAAGTCTCCCTCGGGCCTGAAGGTTTCGATGTTGTCGCCCAGTCTCTTGAGGTTCTTCGGCCGATCAACAATACATGCTGACCAGAAATGCTTACGCCCAGTGAACCTATCATCGACAATGTGATCCAAGGCTCCCGCTCGACACAAGGCATCCAAAGACTTCTTGTTTAGTTTGCTGTAAACTACTTCCTCTCGGAACAAAAGATCCTCTGCGTTAGTAAACGGTCGGTTGTTTAGGATCTGCTCAATCGCTGACATCCCCAGACCCTTGATGGAAGTGAGCGGCTGAATGAGTGTCTTCCCATCTTCGCTGATTTCCCACACCGTACCTGACTTGTTGATATCCAACTCGGCAATCTTAAAGCCGAACTGCTTCGCAATGTTGATCGCCTTCTCCTTGCGGCTCTCGGGCTCCTTGTCCAAGAACGCAGCCATCCACTCTGCAGGGTAGTAAGTCCACAACCAAGCACACTGATAAGAAATCATGCTGTATGAAACTGCGTGTGACTTGTTGAAACCGTATCCAGAGAAGAACTCAAACTTGTTCCACAGTGACATCGCCGCGTCTCGGTCGATGCCATTAGCAACACAGCCGTCAACGAACTTCACACGAAGCTTTGTTTTAATGCCGCCCTTGCCAGTGCCCTTCTTGGTGAGTACCTTGCGCAACTTATTACCCTCGTCCATCGTCAGTCCTCCCAGCTTGTTAGCCAGCAGTGCAATCTGCTCCTGAAAGATCAGGAAGCCAAATGTCTCCTCGGTAATCTCTCGTGCATCATCTGATAGATATTGGATGCGATGAGGGTGACCCATGGCCTCGATGTACTCTTCGTGTACATCAGCAGACAAAGGGCCCGGACGATAAATCGAGGTGATAGCCGAGATATCAATGATGTTGTTAGGCTTGACGCGCTTACAGAAGTTCTGCGCTCCCGTCTCAGTGAACTGGAAGATGCCAGCCCACTTCCCTCGGTGGAATGTATTCTTATAAACCTTCTTGTCATCAAGGTCTACCACATCCGGATGAATGGTCTCGTCATAATACTTCTTGACGTCGTTGAATGTCGGGTTTTCAACGCCATGATGGCGTCGAAGGATGTGTTCGATGCACCCCTCCATCATCTTGAGAGTAGACAGGCCAAGTAAGTCGAACTTAATGAAGCCCATCGGCTCAAGGTGTCGGACGTTCTGCCCTTCAGACCACGGAGTTTGACGTACACCGCCAGAGTTAATCAGGGGCATGTAGTTGTCAAGGTTCTCGGCAACCACCACACCACCAGCGTGGCGAGAGCAGCTACGCACTTGACCTACAAGACCTTCAACGTGTGACTTAACCGCAGGATACTTAGCAAGGTAATGCTGCAGTGATGTGGAATATTCCATCACCTCTTCCCATGTCGGCGCATAGACACCAGCCTTAATGCCGTGCTTCTGCTTTGCAAGTGGGGTGGCCTCACGCATCATAACGCTTGTAACTGTGTTTGCCTCTGTGAAGGGCACTCCATAGAGCTTGGAGATGTCCTTAATGAGCGAGCGAAGTTGCAGCGTGTTCCAGTTGGAGATTGGTGCAACTGTATCCTCGCCCCACATCTCTACCAGCTTCTCCTTGAGCAGCATACTATCTGACACATCATAATCAATATCAGGATAGTCAGTGGCATCCGACCGCAGGAAGCGGGAGAATAGAAGACCATACTTAATTGGATCAATCTGCGTAATGCCAAGTGCGTACGCAACAAGTGAACCTGCAGCAGAACCTCGGCCCGGGCCAGATAGCATCATGCTGTTGGCCACATCAGAGATTGCCTTCATCGTCAGGAAGTACTTACTGAATCCTCGGTCATCAATGACATGCAACTCTTGATTAAGTCGGTCCATATATTGTTGATCATCATGCAGGCCCCTCTCTCTGAGTCCCTCAAGGGACAGGTTAATCAGAGCTTCGGTGTCTGTGTAGCCTGCCGGAACCACAAACGATGGCAATCGTACAGTATTGTCGGGCAAGAAAGCCTCGATACGCTCATGAGCAATCCTGTAAGTCTCCTCAATGGAGTCGAGCACAAGCTGATCATCATAGTCGTAATCGGCTGCGTACTTCTTGTAGCTCTCCCACATCTGATCTCCGTTCTTTGGGTAAAGCTCATAGCCGATTTCATCTACACCTTCGGGTAGTTCATTATCCTTGGCCCACTCCGGGGCGCCCTTGCCAAGCCAACCAAGACGCTTGTAAAGCTCGCGATCCTTCCAAGCGTCAGGGTTGGGGTAATGGCTGTCGGCTGTAGAAATCAGTCCAACGCCAAACTCTTTGGCAACAGTAATAATGTGCTGATTCAATTCATGTTGTTCTGGGATGTTGTTCCACTGAAGCTCTGCGTACCAGCGGTCTCCAAAGATGTCGACCATCTTTTGAGTAGTCTCTCGCATTGCAGCAACGACAGCATCGGAACCCTCCTCGCGATTCTCCCAGTAGTTCCCAGCATACACCCCACCGAGACAAGCAGAGGCAGCGATGATGCCCTCGTTGTATTTCTCCAGCAGCGCATAGTCAATACGTGGGTAGCGATAGTAGTTCTCTGGCTGATATGATTCCGAAATCAACTTAAAGAGGTTGTTCAACCCCTTCTGATTCTGCACGAGCAGAATGAGATGGCGGCGACGGCGGAGAAGGTCTTGGACCTTTTTGCTGTCTCCCTCGTTCTCAACGGTTGCGCCTGACTGTTCGTCCTTCTTAGCTGACCGGGCGCGCTTCTTGTCGGCCATAACATTGGCGTACTCATCACGCCAATCATCAAGCGACGGCAAGAAGTATGCTTCGCAACCAAAAATAGGTTTGAAGTCCTTACCCTCCTCTTGCATTTTGCGCGCGTGTAGTACCTGATACGCCAGCCCATTCATGTTCCCATGGTCTGTCAGCGCCAAAGCGTCGCAACCATTCTCATATGCATAGTCCATGTGTGCTTGGGGATACCCCAAAGCATCGAAAATAGAGCCTGCTACGCTATGTGCATGCAGGCCCACAAATTTAATATTGGATGTAGTTCTATCCAAAGTGCCCTCCTTAATTTACTCTACTAATGTAGCATGTTTGTGGGGCCCTGTCAACCCCTTATATGGTTTTTCTATAGAAAAATCTGATCCCAAAAAGGCACGATAACCTTCCCACGTTGACATATCATATGCCCACTCTAACTCAACAGAGCAAGCATTCGTTGTGCTTACCTCACTGAAAACTTGAGCGAACTCGAAGCTTCTTGCGGACCACCTCTGTGCTAGAGGGAGGCGCTTTGACGGGTACTTTTCGCCCGGGGATGGTGGTAAAAACTCCCGCGTTGTTAGCTTGTTTATCTTTCTTCGACATTGTATAAAATCTTCTCCTGTCATTGTAAAGGAAAGCGGAGTGCCATCCTTTACGTTTTGGTTATTATAGGTTAAAAAGAAGTTCGCCTTGGGGTTGGCTATTTCTTTTCTGTGTTTTCTCAGTGAATAAATATCGTGCGCGCTCATGGGAAAGGAAACGAAATACTTCTCGGGGACAAGCCACTTGGAAATCTTATTCCCAACCCACCATGCTGAGTTTACTCCATGTAAAACGGACCAGCCGTATGAATCACGGCGGCCAACGTCACGATAATTAATCGGAACATAATAAATAGGTATCTCTTTCCTTACTTCTTTATAGAATTTTACTTTTGTTCGATTATAATAAACAGGGTCCTGCACCCAATCGCCTACACACTTGCGGACAATTGGCGCGAGGTCTTGATTGGCGACGATCCATATGGTTTTGCAACCAGCAATCGCGCACTCAAAAACAGACTTTTGAATGGCTGTGAAGCCAGCATCGACTGGCAGCATGCACGACGGCAAATCTAAGTCGTGCGTTGTTTGCATATTGGCCAGTGGAACGATGCCGGCTACGTGTACACGTTGACTCACAAAACTCTCAGAAGTCTATCGTAGGCCACACTAGCCGGTGATAGATTTTTGTACAAATTGTACTCACTGTAGCTTGGAATCTCGATGTAATTTTGTGTTGATTCAAACGTTTCATTATGTTTTTTCGTTCCTCGGGTGATATGTGTTGTTCTAAATTTATAATATTTTGGTTTTCCGGTGGGTCCGTAGCCATTAAATTTTCCTTTCATTCCTCGACTCTCCATCTCGTGGATCATCTTGAATCTCGACATGGTTTCTGAATAGTCGAAGTCTGATAGCTGCTCGGCCGTCAGGCTTGACACCACACAAGCATCTTTAACAGGACTATTCCCATCAATTCTGTCAGAAGAATAGAACCAGATGGTCCCCACGAAATCATCTTTAGTTTTAATGAAGTCAACATCGTGCTTCCCTCCTCGATTGAATGCTATCCAATCATAACATATATACTTACCCGTGTCAACAGGCTTTTCATTTAAAAGTTTGTGACAATTTTTGTCACCAAAGTAATAGCAGTGGTTAAAGTTAATTTCAGCAATCTTGGAATACTCATCTGAAAAAACAATTGTAGAGCCTGTATACCGCATGGATCTGCAGAGGCCGGCGAGGGGAATCCTACCAAAATATGAAAGGACAAACATCAGTCGCTCCCAGAGAATTTCTTTTTGAATTCCAACTTTTATTTCGCCCCCAATTGTCTTTAAGGTTTTCTCTTCATTCTCCAAACTCAAATCAGACAAGTCCAGTGACGGATCAACAAAGTCAAACCGAAACGGACGTTCGGCCTCGGAAAAGAAAACTGGTAGTTGGTTATTGAAAGCAAACATCAATGCTTCGAGCGAACTACCAATCACTATCTTATCATAATTAAGAATCACTCTTCGTTCTCCTTA